CGCCACTGCGACTTGTCCCGAACAACTTGTTAAACCCGAACCGGAGAAGAAGTGATGCCAACTATCGTGATGAATAAATCAAATCGCATGACTGCCGAAGAGATCGAGGTCAGAATTTGGGCATTTGTGATTTTCTGTTTGATGCTGATTCTGTTGGGGTCAATGGCCATGTTTTTATACTCAGTTTCGTTCGTAACTCAGCCCATGTCGGGCCTCGCACCAATAGACCGCGTATATACGCAACAAATTTCAACCATCATGGTTTTCATCACTGGCGTGCTCGGTGGTGTTGCAGGCCGTTCTGCTGTCTCGGCCAGCGCCAAGGCGATTGCCAAGGCCGATGCAGACGCTGACAGCGAGCCGCCAGCGCCATGAGTTTGCTTAACCCTTGGGTGATACTTGGCATCGTCTTTTCGGTGCTCTCTGCCTTTGGCGGTGGCTACTACAAGGGCAAGGATGCTGAGTATCAGCGCCAGCAGTTGGAGATTGCGGCGCTCAACGCCAAGGCGAGGGAGACTGAGCAGGCCATGTCCAAGGTGGCGCAGACTTATGGTGAGACATTACGAAAGGCGAACAATGCTGCAAAGCTCAAAGAAACTAAGTTGCGTGCTGATCTTGCCACTGGCACTCTCAGCCTGCGGATTCCTGTCAAAGCGCCCACCTGCCCAGCCGTACAAGCCACCGGAGATGCCGCCCCTGCCAGCGGAAGTGACAGTGGAACAGCATCAGCCGAACTTGACAGAGCGACTGCTGATGCTCTTATCGCCATCACAGCCGAAGGAGATGCCGCCATCCGCAAGCTCAACGCCTGCATCCAAACCTACGAACAATTGAGGAACATGAAATGAATCTGTCAGCCAATTTCAGTCTGCACGAACTTACCAAGTCAGAGACAGCTCTACGCATGGGGCTGGACAATACGCCCGATGACGAGGCCACCGAGAATCTGCGCCTCTTGTGCGAGAAAGTGTTGCAGCCAGTGCGTGATCACTATGGCAAAGGCGTGAAGGTGAACTCTGCCTATCGTTCACCAGAATCAAATGCGGCAGTTGGAGGCTCTAAGACCTCTGACCATTGCAAGGGCATGGCGGCAGATATTGAGATACCTAGCGTGGCCAACGCTGACCTCGCGCAGTGGATCATGGACAACCTTGAGTACACGCAGTTGATCTTGGAGTTTTACACGCCAGGCATTCCCGACAGCGGATGGGTTCATGTCTCATACGATCCCAACAACCTGAAAAAGCAAGAACTGACTGCCACCAAGGTGGCAGGAAAAACGACTTACTTGCCAGGCTTGGTGGCGTAAACCATGGCCACAAACCTCGATCAGCAGATCACGACACCAGCGCCGCCAAACCTTGGTGCGCCAAGTGATGCCTATGACGAGAGGTTTTTTGGCCAATCCTTTGGCGCTTTAAATGCCTACTTCATCAAATTGGCCAACCTGTTATCGGCATTGTTTGGACGGCGTGGCGGTAAATGGATCAACAATCCCTATGGCGCGTTTCAAGACAGCACAGATCAGACGGCTACGGCCAACACCGCCACCGTGATGACATTCAACACCACCGATTTCAGCAATGGCGTGTCAGTGGTGACAAGTGGCGGTAAGGCATCCAGATTAACCGTGGCACAAGCTGGCATCTACAACTTGCAATTCAGCGCACAGTTTGAAAATTCAGACACACAAGAACATGATGCCAGCATCTGGCTGCGTCAGGACGCATCTGGCGCTGGAATTGACATTGCCGGATCGACTGGCTTTGTAGGCATTCCAAGTAAACATGGCGGTATCAATGGCCACATCATTGCAGGCTGGAATTATTTTGTGACGCTAGATGCCAATGATTTTGTCGAAATCTGGTGGTCAACTCCAAATACTGCAGTGACGATTCAAGCCTATCCAGCAGGCACATCGCCCACCAGACCGACAACAGCATCAGTGGTGGTCACTCTCACATTTGTGTCCAATTTGTCCACAGAAACCGCATAATTCAGCCATGGCACTCATACCTCTCAAAATTCCTCCAGGCGTGTACCGCAACGGTACTGAGTATCAGTCTGCCGGACGCTGGTATGACGCAAACCTTGTTCGCTGGTACGAAAACACTTTGCGTCCCATTGGCGGCTGGCGTAAGAAGTCAACCACGGCCATGACCGGCAAGTGCCGTGGCATCTTGACTTGGCGTACCAATTCCGGTGCGCGATACATTGCCGCTGGCACACACTCCAAGCTCTACGCCATGGACGAGAACAGCGTGCTTAAAGAGATCACGCCATCAGGATTCGCCACAGGCCGCGCTGATGCGGTCAGCGGCACAGGCTATGGCTACAACACTTACGGCTCATTTGCCTATGGCGTGGCGCGTCCTGATGCCGGTGCAATTGCGCCAGCCACCACATGGAGTTTGGATACATGGGGCGAGTATTTGGTGGCCTGCTCAGACTCTGACGGCAAGCTCTATCAGTGGCAGTTGGACTTCACAACGCCAACGATTGCTGCGGCCATCACCAACGCACCAACCGGCTGCGCGGCTTTGCTCTCCACCGCCGAGCGATTCCTGTTTGCTTTGGGCGCGTCCAGCAATCCGCGTCTGGTCAAGTGGTCAGATCAAGAGGACAACACGACATGGACGGCGGCGGCCACCAATCAGGCGGGTGATTTTGAACTGAACACGGTTGGCGCTCTGAAGTGCGGAAAGCGCGTCAGGGGTATTAATTTACTGTTTACTGATGTCGATGTCCACACTGCGACTTATGTTGGTCTGCCTTATGTCTATCAGTTTGAGCGTGTTGGCGCAGGATGTGGGGTGATTTCATCTCAGTCAGTGGCCGCCATTGACTCTGCCGCCATGTGGATGTCTCGATCAGGATTCTGGATATTTGATGGATATGTCAAACCAATCCCTTGCGATGTCTCGGACTATGTATTCAGCAACATGAATTACAACCAGGCCAGCAAGGTCTACGCTGTCCACAATTCAAAGTATGGCGAAGTCTGGTGGTTTTACCCATCAAGCGCGAGCAATGAAGTCGATTCGTATGTGACCTACAACTACCGTGAAGGCCATTGGAACATTGGCACTATGGGGCGCACTGCTGGCGTTGACCGTGGCGTATATCTCAACCCCATCATGGTGGACGCATCAGGCTATATCTATGAGCACGAAGTTGGCTATGCCTACGATGGCGGCTCGGTCTATGCCGAGTCTGGACCATACGAGATTGGCGTGGGAGAAAGCATCATGTCGGTGCGTCAAGTGATACCGGACGAGCAGACGCTGGGAGAGGTGCAAATCAGTTTCAAATCTCGGATGTATCCGACATCAGCGGAAACGACACATGGACCGTATTCAGCGTCACAGCCGACAGATGCAAGGTTTTCAGGCCGTCAGGTCAAGGTGAGGTATACCGGCGCTGTGCTAGAGGATTGGCGCGTTGGTGTGACCAGAGTTGACGCGGTGGCGGCAGGCAAGCGTTGATTGATTGGAAAGAGTTTGAGCGACTGCGCCATCATGTGGTGGCGGCACTAGAATACTCTGGAGGGACTCACAATGTTGAGGATATTGCTGAAGGCATCAGGCAGGGTCATTTCCAGTTTTGGCCAGCAGAGCGTTCAGTAATAGTGACCGAGGTCATTGTCTACCCGCAGCTAAAGGATTTGCACTTCTTCTTGGCTGGCGGCGACCTAGATGAACTCCGATTGATGCAACCTATCATCGAATCGTGGGGAAAGAGTGTAGGTTGCAGCCGAGTGTCTCTTGCTGGCCGTAAGGGTTGGGAGAGATCATTTTTACGAGACAGAGGATACGAGCCAAAATGGTTCGTAATGAGCAAAGACTTATAGAGGTGACTTATGTCCAAGGGTGGAAGAACACAAAAAGTAACGACCGAGATTAATCCATATGCAATGCAAGCATATAAGCAGAATTTAGATTTAGCGCGTACTACTGCTGGCGATCTTGGTGTGCAGCAATATGCTGGCTTTGATCCTATGTATCAGGAGGCAGAGAAAGCCTCCTACGAAACCAGCATGAAGCCCTTTGGCGCTGAAGATATTGCGGCTTTCCAAAACCCTTATGAGAATCAAGTCGTTCAGCAGTCACTACAAGACATTGAGCGTTCACGCCAAATGGCATCCTTACAGGACGCAAGCAGAGCCACCGCCGCCAAAGCCTTTGGTGGTTCGCGTTATGGTGTTCAAGAGGCATTGACAAATGAAGCTGCACTGCGCGAGGCGGCACGCACTGCCGGACAGTTGCGATCTGCTGGTTATGGGCAGGCCGCAGATTTAGCGCAAAAAGCGCGTGCAATGAATCTGCAAGGCTATCAAAACGCCATGAATCTTGGATTGACTCGCCAACAATACGCTCAGTTGCAGTTGGATGCCGAGCGTAATCTGCCATTGCAGCGTCTTGCTATTGAGCAGTCCGCAATGAGCGCACAACCCGCAAATCTTGGATCAACCACAAGCCAGCCAATGAAACGAAACATTGGTGCTGGCATCTTGGGCGGTGCAATGCTTGGCGCGATGCCAGCGTTTGCCGGTTTTGGTATGGCCGCGCCACTTGCTGGTGCTGCAATCGGAGGTCTTTTGTCATGAACTTCATGGATTATTTTGGAACTGGCAATGCCGCAGGCGGTATGCGTATGCCTCAAATGGGTACTGGCATGGATTTGTATGGTGCTCAACCAAGTACAAACCTTGGCCTATCAATGCCGACAAATGCATTTGCTGGCGCTGATGGCACTGGCATCAAGCCGCCAGCGTCATTTGGACAGATGCCAGGCGGTATGAATATGCAAGCGGCACTCGGATTGCTCAAAGGTTTAGGTGGGTTCGGTGGCGGTAAAGAGCAACCACAAATCCAACCAGTGCAGTTGCCAATGGGTAGCAATCAGAGTTATGACCAACTGATGAAGATGTATGGCGTGCGTAGTCGTGGCTTACTTGGATGAGGTGAAAAATGGATGAAGAAACACAAAGACTGTTAGACGAGGCCGCGCAATACAGAGCAGCGTCAGCAGTGCCTTATTCAGACTTTCAAGTACCAAAATCAAATGTAGGACCATCATCATTTGCATCAAACCTTGGCTTGCTGTTTGCTGGTGCTGACTCAGGATTGAATGAGTATCTGAGCAGAGATCAGCAAAAGGCAATGCAGACTCAGGCCATGATGCAGGCCGCCATGTCATTGCTCAAAAACAGCGGATGGAGTACACAACCTGTTTCACTTGGACAGGCGCTTGGCAGTGCGTTTGAGGCTGGCACTGCTGGCTACCAAGGCGCACAGCAGAATGCGATTCAGCAGTTGCTGACAAAGCAGAAACTCGATGAATATAAGCGTCAAATGGCAATGCAAGATGCCGCGCAGAAAATCATGATGGGTGAAACTGGTGCTGTAGCACCAACGACAGTAGTCACGCCACAGCAAGCCATATCCGCGCCAGTATCAGCAGAGTTACCTGCTGGTCCTACCATGGCGCGCGCTGAAATGATTGGACAAACTGTTCAAGGCGAAGCACCATCACAGCAAGATGTCATGTACAACAGATACATGAAGTTGGCTGATTTGTTTGCTGTTTCAGCGCCAGAAAAAGCAAAGGCATATCAGGAACTTGCAAAGACGATTAAGCCTACTCCAGAGGTTATTGGCGAACCTTATCGCACTGCTGATGGCAAGACTTATCAGCGACTTAAAACTGGTGGAAGAATTGAAGTGCCTGCCGCTGAAGCGCCAGCAGTTGAGCCTATTGGCGAAATGAAAGAAGTCACAGATGCCAACGGCCAGCCTGTACTTGTTCAGCGTTATAAGGATGGATCAATCAAAACAGTTGAAGGTTTTGGTGTGCCGCGTGAGTTGGTGCAAGTCAATCTTGGCGGCAAAATCATATTTGTTGACAAGAATAAGATTCCAGCAAATGCTACTTATTTGACAGGAATGTCACCGGCAGAAGAAGCTAGACTGAAAATTGAAAAAGCAAATCTTGGTATTGCGCTAAAACGCTTGAACTTGAGCGAAGCTGAATTCCAGCGTGGCCAATATGACCGCGTTGAAACTGCTGATGGTTTTGCTTATGTGCCTAGATTGCCAGGTATGCCAATCATTCCCATTACTGGACCTACTGGCGAACAAGTCACTGGAAAAGGCGCAGCCACAGAAGATCAAGCAAAGGCCGCTGGATTTGCTTTGCGTATGAATCAAGCGACTCAATTGTTTAACAAACCTGTCATTGATCCAAATACGAACCAGCCATTGATTGTCAATGGAAAACAAGTCACTTTGGAAGAGGCTTTTGGTACACCAAGCAGAACACAATCTATTTTGCGTTCAATTCCATCTGCTGGTGTAACAACAGGTATTGCAAATTGGATTGAAGGTACTGGCCGTCAGCAATACCGCCAAGCACAAGAAAACTGGGTTACTGCAAACTTGCGTGCTGAATCCGGCGCTGCCATTGGTGTGGATGAGATGGAAAAGGAAATACAAAAATATTTCCCACAAGCCAACGACAAGCCACAAACCATTGCACAAAAAGCGCAAGCGCGTAAAGCTGCTGAGTTGGCAATGGAAGTGCGTGGCGGTCCTGCTTTGAAGGCGATTAAGAAGTCACAGCAACAACCCGCCGGTGGTGGATTGACATGGAATCCAGCAACGCAACAATTTGAGTGAGGTAAAAAATGCCGCAAGTCGTTAATGTTTTAGGTTATGGACCGATCACATTCCCTGATGGAATGTCAAAAGAGGATATTGCGGCTGCGCTGAAGAAACTTCCTCCAACACCATCACAACAAGTGCCAATTGCGCCTAACGCACCAAAAACGGTTGGCGAAAAGATTGTTGCATCTCCGGTTGGCGGTTTTATTCGCGGACTCATGGATGTGCCAGAGGCTGGTGCTCAATTGCTAACCAGAGGTTTGGAGGCAATATCTCCTGCTGGATCAAGCATGGAAAAATTCATGCAATCAGAGCGTAAGCGTGTAGAAGATATAAACCGTCAGAATGAAGCGTTATATCGTCAAGCTCGCGCTGGTCAATTCATGCCTGAAGAGACTGATATTGGCCGTTTGGCTGGTAATGTGGCTTCATCATTACTACCAAGCACTGCCGCCGTCAAAGCATTGAATCTGTCTACTGCACCTGTCAAAGCTGGCGCTGTCAGCGGTGTTGTTGGTGGAACACTGCAACCTGTAGCACCAGAATCGCCTGACTTTTTTATGCAAAAAGCAGAGCAGATGGCCGCAGGTGGTGTTCTTGGCGCTGGTGGTGGTTATCTGTCAGATAAATTGCTGAACACTTTGCTTGGCCGTGGACCGACTGTTACATCACCGGCTGGACAAGCCACAACACAAGCGCAAACTGGTGCAACCATCACGCCAACAGCATCGGTTACTGGTGGCCAGATCACGCCTGGCGTTGTCGGCGCTGACACTTCTGCCGCATTGACTGAGGCGCAAAAAGCGATTCTTGAGCGTGGCAAGGCGATGGGATTCAAGACAACGCCAGGTCAGGAAACCGGAAGTCGTTCACTTCAGCAGATGGAGGCTCGGCTCGAATCCAATCCTTTCACCTCTGGCGCATT